TTCATTGTATTATTGTTCTCGAGGTGTTATTGAACGTGTTTTCAATGAAGTGACACCTTTTGTAAATAAGTTCCATATCGGTGATATAGTAGACGCTATAGTAGAAGGTGTGCTTTATTTAAACTGTGAAATTATCGGATTTGATGAAACTGATTGTGAGTTATACTATAATATAGAAACAAATAGAGGTGAAACTTGGTGGGCAAGTGATATATGTGAATACACATCATCAGATGAATATCAACATAAACCTGTTAAAATGTTTAAGTACGATTGCGACATAGATATCAATGATACGTCACTACCTTTATGGTTAAGGTTTGAAATTGACAGAGGTAATGTATATTGTGAAAATTCAAACTGGATAATCATTACAGATGAAGGACAACGTACATTAGATGATAGTGATTATATTGTATTTAATGATTCACATTTAAGTGTTGTTGATGAAACGGATGTTGAGCGTTATTACGAGTAATAATACGGTAACAATTTAGTGTAATGGTAACACGCCTGTGAAGGTATAAAAGGTTCGATTCCTTTAATTGTTCTAATTAAAAGTAGTGTATACTATGAAGAAGGTTATATGGCAAAATATGAAGTATTTAAGTATGTATGTAGAACTGGAGAAGTATATGTAGGACTCCATGTTACTGGTAGAAAAATCAGTAAGTATGATTTTGCATACAACAATCGATTTTCAAGACTCATATTCAAACAAGATTGGGATGACTCTAATATAGCGATATTATGTTTTACTGATGATTTAGAATTTGCACATGAAGTATATCGAAACACCATTGCTCGGGAACTTAAAATGAAACATGTACTATTAAATAAATTAAGGGGTAACAGAGAGATTCTTGAATGGGATAAAGACGGTAATTTAATAAGAGTTTTTGAATGTGTCAAACAAGTTTGTGATGAATTACATACAGAATCTAATCATCAATATGTGTTGTGTAGATACAATAAAACTGATTCACGTGGACATGCATGGTGTTATCTGAATCATTGGGATGGAAAACCTATATTTGCTGTCAATACTCGTCATTCAAGAAAAGTTGTTCAGTTAGATAAAGAAGGAAAAGAAATAGCTAGATATGATTCAATAAAAGAAGCGTCTAAGGCATCTCGAGTTTTTGGTTCAAACATTGTCACCTGTTGTCAAAATAGACATAAAATGGCTGGTGGATATGTTTGGCAGTATGTAGAGGATTAATTGTGTTAAACAGAGGTGTGTTTATTTGCTACTTAATAACCACAAGTGACGAGATGGAAACACCTCTTGCTTATTGCGAAACAATGACGGAAGTATCTAAATACATGAATCGTCCAGCTGATTCATTATATTCTTCATTAGCAAGGAGTAAGAATCATGAACATGTTTTTAATAATGGTTGTAAGGTCATCCGAGTGATGATACCGAAGGAAGAAATATATGAAGAATCTGATTAAATTAAAAAACAAAGCATATCACAATGCTTGTATGCATGGATTTCACAACGATGAAAAAAACGTTAATAAACAGATAATGCTTATTGTTACCGAGATAGGTGAAGCAATCAATGCAGATAGACTCGGTAATCATGATTTCAAAAGCGAAAACTTCAAAGATACATACGAAGATGAACTAGCAGATATCGGTATACGATTGTTGGATTTTGCTGGATTGTATGAGATAGATGTTCCCGATGAAATAACAAACACTTTTGTTAATTTTACTAGCAATAGTGTAACTAATTCTGTAGATTTATTTAGGGCATTTATTTTATTACTAGACGATTTAATAGATTTGACAGAAGATACAAATACAGATAATTGGCAACATCCTTTCAGAATTTTAATAGCTATTGCAGAATACGATAGTATTGATTTGGAATATTACATATTACAGAAAATGAAATACAATGAAAAAAGGGAATACTTACATGGTAAAAAATATTAATGTATTAAACAAAGGTTATGTTAACTTTGTAGATAGTGTTGGTAGTGATGAAACAATCGCTAATATTGCTGGTATCAGTTATGGAAAAGATAAGGTCGGTAACACAGAAAAATTGATTCGTATTCTTTTGAAAAATGGGCATATGTCGCCTTTTGAACATGCAAGTGTAACTTTTAAAGTTAAAGCTCCATTGTTCGTAGCAAGACAATGGATGCGTCATAGGACAGGGAAATATAATGAGATATCAATGAGATATCACGAGTTCAGTGGTGATATTTACATTCCTTCACTTAATCGAGTTAATGATGATGTACAATCTTTTTTCAAAGAGTATAACGAAACAGCGATTGATAGTTACAAGGCATTAATATCGGGAGGTGTATCGAAAGAAGTTGCCCGAAGTGTATTGCCTGTAGGAATGTATACTACATTTTATTTTACATGTGATTTAAGAAATCTACTTCATTTTCTCGAACTTCGATGCGATGTACACGCTCAATATGAAATTAGAGAATATGCATTAATTATTAAAGATATGCTAAGTGAACTATTTCCGATTACTATGAAAAATTGGGAATAAAATATTCGCCCTTAATTGGGCGAAATAATTTTTTTTGTCTTGACATTAGACTGTGTTTAGACTATTATAATTTTAAGGAGAAAATAATGATTGAAAAAAACTTAGAGCAAATAAATGAGATTATTGCAAGTGAAGGCGATTGTCCTCGTAAAACTAACGGAGTAACTATTGATTGTGATGATTGTGTTTTGCGTAACTATTTTAAAGATGGTTGTTGCGATGATGCTGATTCTTTAGAAAAAGCACGTGAATTAAAAGAGGAAGGTTTTATGGATTTAAAAGTAGGCGATTATGTGATTTATGATAAATCGTTAAATATGGATAATCAAGGTGTATGTTTACATTTAGCTTGCATGGATTGTTTAGCTGATGGCAAGCCACATAAAATCCTAGATGTTAAAGCTGATTCGGATAGTTGTGATAGAATAAATTTAAAGTTTGAGGGATTAAGTGTTTGGTTATATACGTTCAAATCTCTTACAAAAATAGATAAGACAACTGTACATGACACGCCTTGTGGAGTATTTACCGAAGGTGAGGAAGTATTTTTAGACAAAACTACCTGTAAACTTATTTTTTTAGCTTATATACCTTCATTAGTGAGACCTTATGCTTGCGTATATATTGATGACAAAGAAGCATATTTAAATCATGAAGATGATGTGACGATAGTTAATTGTGAAACTATAAGTCAAATACCTAATGTTAATTATGTACCATTTACAGAACTTAATATCGATTGGATAAAGACTAAGTTGAAGATTAAATGCAAAGCTGATGGTAATATATATGTTATTGAAAACGTATCTTATTCGGACAATAAATGGATATATGAATTGGTACATGATGGTACAAGAAAACATGTTTCTTTAGAAACATTGTTTACATATTATACCTTCCTTGACGGTGGGGTTATAGGTAAGAAAAGTGTTCGCTGATAATCTGGAACAACTTGAAGAAAAGGTAAGTAAATTAATCGATGATTGGTTTTATGAAAGACACGGTTGTTATTGTGATTCTGAATTATTAGCAGAAAATATAGTGACTATTATTATGGAGGAAATTGAATATGGAAGTAAGTAATACAGAAGAAGCTGAAAAAAACAGGGATGCTCGTAAAGAAGAAGAATTAAGAAAAGAAACTGAATTACGTTATAATGCAACATGTAATTATTGTGGTGCAAAAATAAAGTTTGCACATTGTGATATCAAAGTTAATCAGAGATTTGAGATATATTATATTGATTGTCCTATTTGTAAAACACCAATATTATATGATAAAGATATGGAGGAAATAAGTAATGGAAAAAAGAAAATTCGATAGACGAAAATATTATTACAGAGATGACGCAATATTGTATGATACTCCTAAATTACCCGATAGGAAACATTATATCGATAAGGATACTTTCGACTGGAATACAGCTGATATAATTCAAAAATTTATTGACATACGATTAGCTACTAGAAACTATATCGGTGAATGTACATATGATGTAACAGACAAAAAAGGTAGATTATTAACAATCTATCAATTACAAAACGGAAGTAAGAAATATTACATTACTCCGAAAGGGTATTTTGATGACTAAACCTTGGACATACATTCCGACTTTAAAGACATATAGTGGTATACTATTGATGTACCTTTACGAAAATCACGTGGATACGAAAGCTAAGACTATACCACGTAAAGAAATATTAGATGCTACAGGATTATGCAAACAATCATATTATATGGCTGTCGATGAATTAGTAGAAAAGCAACTTCTAAGTATTAGCAAGTATAGGGCAAAAACAACGTACTATTTGGAGAAATAATGACAACTTTAGAAACAGCCTTGAAATATGCTAAACACGGATTTAGCATGATTCCTATTGCACCTAAAAGCAAAAGACCTATATTAGCTGATTGGACAACTAATTGCTTTAAAGACACAGGAAATATCAATAAATGGTTTAGTGGTAATAACAACATTGGTATAGTGACAGGCAAAGTATCAGACATATTAGTCATTGATATTGACGTAAAAGATGGAGTTGACGGAAGAGAGAGTATTTCAGATTTTGAAGTTAAAATGGGGTCTTATCTCCCCGATACGGTATCAAGTAAAACACAATCGGGAGGGTTACATCTTTGGTTTAAATATCCTAAAGGTGTAAACAAAATTACAGGTAAAGTAGGTATACTAAACAATGTCGACATTCGAGCTGATGGCAATCAAGTCGTTGTATATCCATCGGTAGGCGAAAAGGGACAGTATACATGGGTTAATGCTCCTTGGGATATAAATTTGGCTACATTACCGAAGGCTTGGGCACAATTTATTACAGGTGAAATTACCAATGAAAATATAGGTTCAATTGTTATACCTAAGAAATCATTTAAACTTCCTACTGTAATTAAATCGGGTAATAGACATGCTAAATTATTATCTTATGCGTGTAGTTTAGCCAATAAGAACGGTATTGATGCTATCACTCTTGCTGGTAGCATTAAAGAAGTTAATAGAACACAATGTGTGCCACCTATTGAAAATGAAGCAGAAGTTCAAAAGATAATCGATTGGGCTATATCTCGAATAGGAAATGAAAAAATAAATCCTATCTTAGACGGTGCTCCTTCGTGGGTAGTTCAAACTAAATACGGGGTAGTAGTAAATGATGCTGTATTTTGTGAAGAATTTAAAACTGAAAAAGGTTTAATATGTATCAATAACATGTTTTACAATGAGAACGGAACAGTTGACGTTAAATTTATTAAAGCACAGATACAAACATTAGTACAACCTTTTGTACAATCTTCTTTAGCAAACAAGGTAAACAACTTATTAGATGCATTACGTAATGCGTGTTACAGTACTTCACCTGTATTACTTAAAGATGTTATACATACTAAAACATGTTCTTTGAAAATAGATAAAAATGAGATTGAGGAAGTCGAAACAGGATTCTCGTTAAATAAATTAAATGTTAAGTATGACGCCAACGCAAAATGCTCGGTATGGAAAACATTTTTAAACGGTTTGCTAACATCAGAGGATATTGTAACGTTACAAGAATTTATGGGATATTGTCTTGTACCTACGACCATTGCTCAAAAGGCTATGTTCATTATCGGTAGAGGTAAAGAAGGTAAGTCGGTTATAGGTGATATAATGCGTGCACTTTTTGCCGATAGTATGGTACAGGGCGAACTCCATAATTTGCAAGAAAACCGATTTATGCTTGCTCAATTGGAAAACAAGTTGGTGTTTTATGATGATGATTTGCAGACACAAGCCTTAAAGGACACAGGGACGTTTAAAAAGATAGTAACTATATCTGTACCTATTATGGTAGAGCGTAAAGGAGAACCTCATTATGAGATACTTCCTTATGCAAAAATACTAGCCAACGGTAATAAGCCTATTGAATCATGTTACGACCATAGTGATGGATTCTACAGACGATTGATTTTACTTAAATGTAAACCCATTGCCAAAGATAGAAAAACAAATAAAATGCTTGCTGTAGAAATAATTGAGAAAGAATTGAGTGGTATTTTGAATTGGGCTATCGAAGGGTTACAAAGATTAATGCGAAACAATTGGGAATTTGATATTAGCGAAGCAACACAAAACAACTTAAACGATGCAGAAGAAGAATCAAACAATTTTATTTCTTTTATGAATGATAATACCCGAGTGTATTTTAATGATGAAGGTGAAGTTAGTAGTAGTGATTTATACAATGCCTATAGAAGATGGTGTGATGATAATGGTTCAACAAGTTTAGCCTTAAGAACAGTTATAGGATACATTAAAAACAATACGGATGAATGGCATTTGGAATATACGAATAATATTCATGAAAACGATAAACGTGTACGAGGATTTAAAGGTATATCTTTACTAGAAGGTGCACAATCAGTAAGTATTGGAAAATTTAATTTAACACATGGTAAACAAAACGCTTGACATAATCTATATAAAGGCTTATTATAATCATAGATAAAAAATAGTAACGATAACATTATAAAGGAGTGAAAATGAAATTCTCAATACATTTAGCAGTTTTTAAATATCGTATTTATTTTTACATTGGTGAAGATACGAAGAAAGATTTTCTTAAAGATATCTCTAAAACAAAATTGGACAATGATGTTTTAGGATATTGTACAAGTAATTTCATATGGGTTAAAGACATAGATGATGTATCAGTATTAGTTCATGAGATACATCATGCTAAATACAATTTAGTAGAACGTGACGGTATAGATGATGAAGAAACAGAAGCATATATCGTTGAATATTTGGTAAAACATGCTTTGATTAAAATTAAGGGAGCTAAATAATGACATTAGAAGAATTTGAAAACAAGTATGGTGAAAACAACATGTGTAAGTATTGTAGATTCAATGATGTATGTGACGGTGATATAATTAGTAATGGTAATGGTGAACCTGTTTATCCACCCTGTAGTGAATTGGATTATGAAAGTGAAATCGATGATATGTTAGACATTCCCGAAGTAATCGATTGGGATTAAAGGATAAAGATAATGAGACAACCAGTAATAGCCTTTTTACACGGTGAAGTGTATGGCAAATATGAAACAATAAAATCAGCTAGTGAAGCAACTGGTACAGATAGAATTACGTTAAAGAAATTGATAAATAATGGTGCTGAAAACAGGAAAGGATTTTCTTTTGATGAAATTGAACCTCCAAAACCGTTACTTGAATTGGATACTTCAACGCAACCTAAGTATAGGAAATTCACGATGCTTGTTACTAAAATAGAATCAGATTACATAATCAAACAAAGTAAGAAAGATAAAATGAGTCGAAGTAATTACATGAGATTGTTATTACTTAGAGAGATGAGGAAAAAATAAATGGAATTGTATCCACATCAAGTGAAATTACTTGAATATTTAATGGAACATGACTATGCTGGAATTTTTTGGGAGCAACGATTAGGTAAAACAAACCCTACCTTAACTAGAGCTATAATGCTAGTTAAGTGGGGGATGGCTAAATCTTGTTTAATTATAGCTCCTAAATCAGCTATAGGTTCATGGACACAGGACGCCAAATCATTTAAAGGTGAACGTGGTAAAATAGTACAAAGTTTTGACATTGTTAACTATGAATTGGTATGGCGTAGACCTAAGTATGATAAATTCTATGATATTGTTATAATTGATGAATCTCACAGAATTGCACATAGAACGTCAAAACAAAGTAAATTTATTTTGAAGTATGCTGAACGTTCGAAATATAGATATATTCTATCGGGGACACCTATCGGGCAAGGAAGATTAGAAGATTTATACTCACAGATGGAATTTTTAAAGAAAGGATTCTTCGGTAGTTATAAAGATTTTGCAGATAGATATTTGATTCAACGACGATTAGATGGAACATTTATCAAGATTACTGTCGGATATAGAAACAAAGAAGAGTTGTTAGAACGAGTAGGAACAATGGTTACATCGTTGAGATTTAAAGATTTAAATACTGAAAATGTAATTCTTCCCGATGATGTGATTCTCACAGGTAGACCTTCGCCTACAATCTATCGACAACTTAAGGATTTTTATGTTGAAAAGTACGATATTATCATACAGAATCCAGCAGTACAAATGATGAAGTTTAGACAGGTTTCCAGTGGATTTATCATAGATGAAAAACACGTAACGCATACTGTTTCGACTAATAAACTTAAAATGTTTAAAGATTTAATTGATACTATCCTTCCCGAAAAGATTGTTGTTTTTGCTGAATTTAAACATAGTATTGATAGTATTAGAAAGTGTTTAAATTCAATCAATGAACGTTATCTTATTTTAGACGGTAATCAAAAAAACAAACAATGTTGGATTGATTTTCAGCAAGATGACAGTATTAAAGTGATGGTGTGTCAATATGCAAGTGGCAATGCTGGAATTGATTTATACAAAGCTAACCATATGATTTTCTTCGAACCTTCGTTATCTACGACCATGACAGAACAAGCTAGGGCTAGAATACAGAAATTTGGTAAGAAAGAACCGTGTGCATATTATTGGCTTATTTCCGAACATAGTATTGAACAAAAGATTTATGCTAAGCTCGAAAAAAAGAAAGATTTTACAGTCGAAAGTATGGCTGAATGGAAGATAAAATAATGGGATGGAGAGAACGTGTATGGTATTGGGATACCGAGGTTTTTAAACATCGGTGGTTATTGAACGCATTAAGCGTAGACGGCAGAAGAATTTCCTTTTCTAACGAGCCACAGGCGTTAGCTGATTGGATTAAGAGAACAGACCCTATACTAATGGGTTACAATTGTAAGCATTATGATAATTACATTCTTAAAGGGATTTTATCGGGACAGATTCCCGAGATGGTTAAAAACATAAGTGATGCTATTATTATAGATGGTATCAACGGATGGGAAATTGATGTAGGTAGAGTAGGTATTTGTAAAACGATTGATTTAATGTTGGATTTACCTACTCGACCATCGTTGAAAATGATTGAAGGTAACTTAAAAATGAGTATTGAAGAATCCTCTATTTCATTCGATACCGAATATCCGACAGACAGTGAGTGGGCTGATGTAGTTAAATATTGTTGGCATGATGTAACTTCTTTGGTTGCATTGAGGGAAGCTAGGAATCCTTATTTAGAAGCTAAAGAAACCATTGCTAAGATGATTGGCTTTAACGTTGTGATAGCCCTTAACATGACTAATGCAAAATTAGATGCTTTATATCTTAGAGCAGAAGCACTACATCATGATGACGAGAGAGAATATGTGTTACCTAAGAATCTTAAATTAGAGAAAATACCTAAGGAAGTTTTAGATTTCTTCGGTAACATCAATAATTATGATATCACCTTAAATCAATTATTCGGTAGGAAAGAAGATGGCTAAAGAAAAAACAAAATTTTCAGAATTAAAACTTGAATTGTATGGGTGCCCTTGTACTATTGCTTATGGTGGTTTACATGGAGCTAGACCTAATACGTTTATAGATGCTACCGAGGATTTGATTATAGTTAATTATGATGTATCCTCGTATTATCCATCATTAATGATACAGAATCATTATCTTAGTAGGAACGTAGCTGATGCTAGTTTATTTACTAGAACTTTTACAACTAGATTAAAAGCTAAAAAGGAGCATGATAAGGTCACAGCTAACGCATTAAAACTAGTGCTTAATATTGGGTTCTAGTATAAAAAATTCATTGAACGTTTATCAACGGTGTGCCGAAAGGTGCTAACGGTGAAACCCTCCTTGAAATGGGTAATACCGTGCTAAGATTATTGACTTTAAACTTTAAATGTAATAAACATTACATATGGAGTTTAATATGAACGATTTAACAGGAAAAATATTCGGAAAACTTACAGTTATTAAATTAGACCATATACAAAAAAGTCTAAATAGTAAGCGAAGTAAAAGTTATTGGTTATGTAAATGTGAATGTGGTAATATGAAAGTAGTAAGGTCAGATTCTCTTACTACAGGTAATACTAAAAGTTGTGGTTGTTTAAATAAAGATAGAAGCAATCAAATAACTCACGGATTATCTCATACAAAACTGTATCATGTTTATTATAGTATGTTGAATAGGTGTTATAATCCTTTAGACCATAATTATTGTAATTATGGGGGTAGAGGTATAAAAGTAAGTGAAGAATGGAAAAATAATTTTTTAGTTTTTCATGAATGGGCGAAACATAATGGTTATAAAGAACATTTAACAATTGAACGTATAAATGTTAATGGTAATTATGAATGTTCCAACTGTAAGTGGATTACACAAACTGAACAAACAAATAACACTAGACGTACTGTATTATTAAGCTATAATGGAGAAACAATGAATATTAATCAATGGGCAAAACGATTAGGTATCAACAAAAATACTTTTTGGAGATATATAAGAGTTAAGCATATGACAATCGAACAGGTCATAATAAAGTGTAACGACTAGTCGAAAGACGTAGAGTGTCTATTGATACGACATTCGAAGTGGTGAACTAAGAAGAGATAGTCTGTCTTATACTATGGTAAAGTATAAGGTGTAGTTGCAATACTACGTATGGAGCGTCTAATAATAAATACAACGAGTTGTTTGACCCGTTAATGGCTCATTCGGTATGTATCAGTGGTCAATTGTATTTGATTGAATTGATTTGTAGTTTAGGTGATGCTATTCCCGATATTTACATGCTCCAGTTCAACACTGATGGTATTATGTTCGCTGTTAATCCTAAATACCTAGAACAAGTACGTTCTATTGTAAACGAGTGGTGTACACGGACAGGATTTGGCATGGAAGAAGATAATATCATACAGGTACGCCAACGTGATGTTAATAACTATGTTATGCGTAAGAAAGATGGCACTATTAAGGCTAAAGGTGGAGCCGTATCAGATTGGCAAGGTGGTACATTTAAGCATAATTCTATGTCGATTGTCTGTAAAGCAATTGTATATTATCTGTTAGATGAAATACCTATCGAAGATACTATCGGTAATTGTGACGATGTTTTTGCTTTTCAAATGATTAACAAAACAGGTTCCACTTTTAATCGGGTAGTACATAAAGTAGAAGGAGGAGAACGTGTTGTAAACAAAGTAAATCGTATCTACGCATCAAATAATCCTAACGTAGGTAGTGTGTTTAAGATTAAAGTTGTAGACGGTGAAGACAGGTACAATAAGATACCTAATTGCCCCGAACATGCAATTATAGACAATTCATGTAAAATAAGTATTGACATGATTAATAAGCAATGGTATATTGATATCACAAAGAAAAAAATAAACCAATTTAAAGGTATAAGGAAAAAGAAAATGACTAAAGAAGTATTAGATGACGGATTGGAAGTTATCACTGAAGATGATGAGAAAGTAGTTACAGAAAAGAAACCTATTAGAAAGAGAAGGACTAAAAAAGAAATGAAAAAAGAACCTGTAAAAGAAGAACCTACATTAAACACTAATGTAGCTACCAAAGAAGCACTTATCGAAGCAAATTCTATCGATACAGTAGTTTTACCACCTAAAAGTTTTGCTCAAAAAATGTTTGACTTAAGTGTTAACATTAGTAAAGAAGCTATGAAATTTGAAATTGACGGATATAACGAACATCAAAATTATCAATATGTCAAAGCTAGTCAATATAAGAGTATGTTCCGTAAATGTTTGATAATGGAAAGATTGTTATTCATTACGAACGATTTAGATGTTAATTTGGAATCCATTAAGAACGATAAAATGATGCTCACATCATATAAAGGCAAGTTCATTATCAAAGATGTTGATAGTGACGCAGAATTGGAATATTTCATCACTGGACATGGTACTGATAATATGGATAAAGGATTAAGTAAAGCTAAGACATTGGCTATTAAGGATTTTATCAAGTTAAATTTCCTTGTTTCCGATAGTGAGGATGACCCCGAAGAAAGTGAAAAAACTGAAAACAGCAAATCGACAAGTAAAGCTCCTGTATCCAGTTATGTGAAGAAAAATATCGTTAATAATTTGATGAATAATGAAACTGTCGACGCTGATAAAAAAAAGGAACTTGTTGATAAGATTCTTTTCATTCAGAGTAATGGTAAGCCAACATTCGGTGCTAAGACTTTGGAATCTGTAGATACAATGAGTAACACTAAGATAATGGTAAGTATTGTTAAGATTGACAATAAAATCGATGAATTAGGATTAACCTTCGGAGAAACAAAATAATGGTAAACGCTAAATGGAACAAAGATAAGACTCGTATCATATTAAATGAAGCACCTAAACGTCCTTTACGATTAACAGCAACTAGATTAGGTTCAGTCTTAGGACTGAACGCTTGGGCTACTCCTTTTTCAGCATGGTGTGAAATTACACGAACATATAAAGAACCGTTCACGGATAGTAAGTACACGATAGCTGGTAAAGTTATTGAGCCTATCATTACCGAATATTGTAAAAAAGTTATCGATAATAGAATTGTTTCTCCCGAAGATTATTATGGTCGGGATTTAGCAAAAGTACGATACAATTTCTATCCCAATATTGAAGTATTCGGTGGTATGTGGGATGCTAAAATTGTAAATGATAAAGGTGGTACTGACGGTGTTTTGGAGATTAAAACTAGTTCACGACCACAAGATTGGGTAAATGGTGTACCTTTAGAAAAACTAGTGCAAGCATTGTTATATTCATATCTCGAAAACTCACCTATTACGATTGTACCTGTAGCATTTTTAAGTGATGAAGATTATATTCATCCCGAAAGATTTGTGGTTAAGGAAGGAGAGAATTTCAAGTTCTATACGTTCGTAACAGATGATGTTAAGATACCGTATCAAGGTAAACAATTAGGTATTAAGGAACTAGTTCCTATTGCTAAAGATTGGTGGTATTCACATGTCGAAGAAGGTGTATCACCTGTGATAGATGCTAAGCGTGATGCTAAAATTATTAAAGCCTTAAATACATTACAAATCGATAGTGATGACGAAACAAATGATATTTATAAGACAATTAATGACTTAAAAGTATTGACACAATCTATAGAAAAGATTAAACTTGATAACAAGTTAACAAAGTTGGAAAGTAAAGCTAAAAAATTAAAAGAACAGCTCAAAACTGAATTAACTAATGAATTAGGGAAGGATGATAAATATGTGAAAGTGAACGGATGGGAATTGACTCAAACAGTAAAATTAAACCTAGATGAAAAACAGCTTAAAGCTGATGGCATCTATGACAAGTATTTAAAAGAAAGTGTATCTTATACACTTAGACAAAAAAAGGAAACAAAATAATGATTAAAATTCAAAAAAGCAAATTCAAATTGGTACCAGCTGGTGATAGAACAATGACAGTAACAAAAGTGGACTTACTACCACCTAAGCATCCTATTGCAATCAAGATGACGTTCACAGATTGTGAAGGTGCTGGAACAATCATTGATAATACTAAGTTGAGTAATAGTATTGCTTGTCAAATCCTCGGTGGAAAATGTGATGTTGCTTTAGGTGGTAAACTACCCGAAGGAAGTGATATTGATGAAAACGATATTCCCGATATGTTTATGGGAAAGACTTTCATTGTACATGTTAAGCACACAGCAAGTAAGAAAGACCCCGACATGATGTATGCTAACGTATCCTATCTTAAAGAATTAGTTGACGCTCCTGTAGCTGATGACGAAGACGACGATTTAGAGTAATGGCTACTAAGCGTCCCGAAAACGATATGAAGGACAAGTGTATGAAGTATATTCAGACACTTGCTCCCGATGTGTGGGGGTTCAAAGTATATGGTAATTCAGTACAGACAGGTGGAATACCCGATATATTAATGTGTATTAAAGGTAGATTTGTAAGTATTGAATTAAAACGACCCGATGGCAAAGGTGCATTAGACCCACGTCAAGATGCTACTTTACATAGGATAAACAAGGCTGGTGGTTATACCGAAGTGATTGACAACTTCGAATCGTTTAAAGCTACTGTAAATAGATTGTTATGAAAATAAGCACCTCAATTGAGGTGCTTTTATTAACTATAAATATGTGACATCGGTTACCCATTTGGCTAATCTTATCGCATCGGTAGTAGGTAAATATTTAACAGGAACTTCGTTAATAACTGTACTGTTCCAATCTAAATTAGTAGGATAAGGTGGTATTTCAACCGTCTTATAAACTGGTACTGTCTTCGTTACGCAAGACGTCCAACAAAGCATCATCATTAGTAATAAAACTATTTTTAAGGTTACTCGTAAGTTTTTGAACATTGTTTTTTTCCTTTACTAATTCAGTTTGTAAACTTTTATTTGAAGCGTTCAATACTGAATTGTTCGATTTCTCTTTAAGGTACAACGCTCGATACACGATAATGATTATTACCGATATACCTGTTGTACCTGTAAAAAGCCACAATAATATGTTGCTCATTCTGAATCCTTTGTTTTAAAACTATTCACATCGGTTGTGATGTCATCGATAGCATTTGAAATTTCTTCCACAGTAGGCATTTTTTTGTTCGCTATCTTATATAATAACTTAAATATGTTTTTCCATACGAGTTTACCTACTCCAAATTCGGTACAAAAAATACCTATTGCTCCACCTATCATTATAGCTACATTATAATATCCCTGTGAAACTGATAAAGCAATTGAACCTAACAAAGACAGTACGAAACCAATTAGTTTTATTTTACTAATTTCGTAATTCCCTAATTTTAACGCTTTGTTCAAACCCCATTTAGGATTGCTTGCACTAAGCGTTACCAGTATTTGTACAAGGAACGATATAATCGTTACTCCTGTACCTGTTGTAAAAATCAACATTACGTTATCCATAATATTCTCCTTTATTTAATCTAAATCGATTCCTAATTTATCAATTATAGCTTGTATTTTAGCACTATTTTCACCTGCTGTATTATTTACATCATCTATTCGTGTGTTTAATCCAGTTTCTACACTTGCTATCCTTGAAAATACTGATGACATTATACTATTTAATGTTTCACCTATACCACTGTTTAAACTACTTATAGCTTCCGTATTACCATCGATAAGTGCTTTCAAAATATTACCTTGATTAGCACTTAATACTCGAGTTGCATCAACACTTAAAAGACTATCTTCAATACTCGACTTATCGATTTTTGAATCAATATCATTATCGAGCTGATTTATGTTATCATTTAAGTTAGTTTCTATTAATTCTACAGCATCTTTAATGTCATTGATTTCGCTAATTTTTTCATTATATAAATTTAAATATTCATCTAAAACTGATAAGCTAAAATTATCACCGTCCATGGTATCTAAAGAAGGTTTAACGAATATACTAGAGGTGTTTGTGTGCCAAATAGTACCATCGGATAATGTACCGATTAATTGAATAATCAATTCACCTTTAACCGATGTGGCGTATTCTTTAGGCTTCCATTGTAATTGAATAGTATCGTCTACAATAGTAGACGTTAACAATTCAACATTACCATTATGTGATGCATTGTAATATTTAATATTCCATATAGCTGTACACAAGTCTAAATCTTGATAGATAATAGGAATATTAAATTGAATAGTGTCTGCATTAGTATCACCAACAACTAGCAATTGAATGATGTTGCTGGAATCTATTGTTTTATCATTTACTGTAACATTTGTCATTATATCTCCTCGGGGAACGTAACATCTGTAGGAAATCCCTCCTGTTCGGGAATATCAGCTAACTCTTTCATGTACGTGTATAACTGCATTATATCATCGGTAGGCGAAATATTCATAGCTACTTCCCGATTATATCTATCTACTCGGTTTTGAGTTTCTGACATAAGAGTATCTCTTTTGGTTCGTACTATATCAGATAAAGTATTAATATATTCATCAGTCTGTTTGTATGCTACTTCTTTTTGAGTTTTTATATCTTCTTCTTCTTCTTCGGTAATTGGAATCAAAGATAAATTTTCAATTTTTTCATCCAAAAAATCTTGTTTTACATCATCCTCAAACGCATAAATCTCATTTGAATCGTCTTTATAATATTTCATATTTTCTCCTATCTTAATTCTGTCCAATATAGTATTGTTCCAAAATTACTATGAACCTTGTAGGAAGAACCAATGGGAATAATAACTGTTCCAGTAGCTCGTGTACTACCTCCCTGTGTGACGCTATCTATTCCAACTATAGAATTTACGTATATAATATTTTCAGCTAAGTTTCCATTTGATAAAATACTAACTGCAACTATTATAGGTGCCGATGTATCATTATAATACACTACATCTAAATCTCTACTAGATTTAACATCTTGCCATGATTGACTTTGTGCGAATAAATTATTAGCATAAACAGCTCTAAATGGATTTCTACTCTCACCTATATCGTTACCATCATTACTCGTACTATTATAAGACGTTAACGGTATTATATTGTTGGTTAACAGAGCATTTGTCGAACCTGTAGGAATTAATGAGCCACTCACATTGTAATATTTTCCAAAAGTAAATTGTATATAATTAGTACTCGAAGTATAAAAATTTATATATGTTGACGTTTTATAAACATATCCATAGCTCTTTGAAACATTATTATAAATAAGTGTACAATCGTTTACTTGTGTTTTTTGTGATGTAGCTATTGAATTAAAAATATTATTGAATAGCGTATATTTTATATTGTTTGCAGAAATAAAATAGTCACTACTTATATTATATGTGTCATTTGTATAATATTTATTTGTCGCTAAACCTAAAAATTCAGCATTTGAAGATTTATAAAACAATATAGCATTAGAATTAGGTGCGGATAAAGATATTTCAAATCCTCCTCCTGAACCAAATTTACTTCCTGAATAATAAAATTTCAACACATCATTTTTACTCAATGTATAAGTGTGAAACGTGTCGTATGGCCCTGTAGCATTATTGTTAAATGAAAATAAAGTTGTATCATTTTTGGTTACATATCCACTACTATATTGGAAGAAATACGGTTGAATAGAATATGACCCTGATACAGGGACAGTATAATTTTTCGAAGCACTACCTTGTCCTGTAACTAGATATTTTACATAGACTACAGGTGTTGTATCTTTTGTACGAACGACATAATCATAATTTACTGAATTAATTGTTGTAGTGATATTATTAAAATAATTTTCACTTGTAAAAGATGTGTTAGGTGAACCTGTTGTATAATTAGCGTTAATCCAAGATATTGTTGATAATCTAGTTAATGTATTTCTAGTAGACGGAGTTTCTGTACAAGTAACATAATCGTTGTACAATTCAGTTGTACTCCAATACTGTTTATAAGGAATAGTTATTTTCGTAGATAATGTTTTGAATCTTGTTTGTATTATATCATTTTTAATAGTTCCTGTTAATTTACAATCACCACCTAATTCAGCGTTTACCATATGCATAGTACCGCTTTCTCCATCTATTTTCCAACCTGTTATAGGAGTTCCTATAGGTAGCCCATCAGTACCATCACTTTCTAAATAATTGTCTGATTTTAAAATTCCCTCAATTGTAGCACTTTGAGCAAACAATGTTTTTATTATAGCATTGGATGTCATTAAAGTTTGAAACATAGCAATGGTAGATACAGTCAATGAATTTTCATTAAGTTTATCTATTAAAGTTGTAACATCACCCATTGCTAATATGATTTTAGACCCTTCGGTTGTTTCTATCCAATCACCATCAGTATACGCATATACTTTACCTACGTAATATGTATTGGAATCTACAGTAAATTCTTCATCGCAAAGAAAGAAATCACCGTTGACTAAATCACCATTATAATAAGTTGGAAATTCATGATACATACCTAAATAAACAGGTTCTACTTCTAATGTAACTATTGTTAGACCTGTACTAGCCGAATAAGTTTGATTACCGACTGTACCTGTAACAGTAATAGTACAGGTTGTATCTTTCATGTTTGTGTACGATACATATTTAGTAACATCATCAATATCAGTTAAAGTAGCTCCAACAATATTCCATGTTATATTTTCAATATTCGACAGTTTAGCAACTACTTTCAAATAATTAGTAGATATCACACCTCTACCATTGTTAGTAAACACAGACCCATCGGGAGTAGTTAAAGATATCGCATAGGCTGATTCACCAGTAGCACCAGTAGCACCAGTATCACCTTTCGCACCAGTATTACCTGTAGAACCTTTAGCACCTGTCATACAGACAGCACTACCCCATTCAGCATCCTCTTCAGTTAAGCCTATACCTTCTTTTCTCCATATAAAAATGTTAGCTTGTGGTGTAGGTTCGTCATCTGAAAAAGTGCTAGGGACGCTAGTATTACTACTAGATGTCCCCCATTTTACAAAAATCTGCTGTCCATCATAGACTTCGGTTATTGTGTAATTTGCACTTGTTTTCATCTCTTAATTTACCTCACATGTGAACGTAGCTTTGACATCAATTAAATCGCTAGTAACCGAAAAGGTTTTAGCATTAGTAGTATGTCCCGTTAAACTGATAGCGTCTCCATTTGCATCTGTAGCAGACCACGTATATGTTATACCACTATTTACTTCTGTACCATTTTGATAAACTTGACAAGTTAAAGTAGAACTTCCCGAACCATTTTTAATTACTGAACCAGTACTTGAGCTGATTACAGCTTGATAAGGGTCAGTGAGGTCTAAGATAGAAACACCATTTGAAGTGAATGTAACATTATATGTATCGCTTGAGCTATCTGTGTCTTTAATATTACATCTAAACTGTCCTAAACCATCAACATTACTTGGTAAAACAGTGTAAGAACTACTCGTTGCACTAGTGATATTACCCCATACACCACCACTATACTTTTGCCATTGATAAGTAAGGCTAGTTGTATCATTAGTAACACCTCTTAACAATTCAGATTGTAATAGAATAGAAGATGGAATAGAACCATTTTTAAATTGTTCGCCTTCTTCGCTCCATGCACGTGCAATTACTACTGATGTACCATTACTGATACGAGTAAATGTTTTAGTTACCTCTTGGTCAAAATCAATATTTAACGTATCATCGTGATAAGTAAAAGTAAATTGAAATTCCAAAGTAGAATGGGAACTATCGAACAAAACATTACTTGTATATCCCAAAACGCTTGAACTATTAATAGTGAATCCGTTTTCACCTGTTACAATCGGTGTCCACGTTGTTGAACCTGTACGTCTATATGACCACGTCTTATTACTACAACTACTTATAATATCTGTACCGACACCAGCCACGTATGCACTCGGTGTTAAAGCCAATGCACTACTTGCCCAACTTGGATTATATGTTCCTGTCGCTGGGTCATAAGCTAAAGTATCGGGATGGTTGGAACTAATTTTGCTAATCAGTGTCACTCCATCATTAAAATCCATAATAGTGTATGATGCACTAGTTTTTGCCATAATTAAATCTCCTTAATTTATCTTTATTATACACCATACAGTGTATTAAATATCTACTTCACACGAAAAAACTGTTCTTTTTATTACATCATCGGGTGTCAATACAATCGTTTTCTTACCTATAGCTTTACTACTGGTATTCCATGTACTATCCGATAAGGCTGTTCCCGATGAAGACCTTATCCATGAAAACTTAGACGCATCTAACGTATCCGTTATATTTTCTTCTCCTTGAAAAACATAACATGTTAAAGTGGTATTTACTGTACCATCTCTAAATATATTACCGTTACTCGAATATATTTGAACTGATATTGCGTCTTCCCCTTCATCACCTGTGTTACCTTTGACACCTAAAATATAAAGATTTATTGCAGTGGTATTTGTTTCGGGCATATCTAAAGTTAAAGCATCTTGTAAAGCATTAACAATATATTGAGAACTCGTAACTTCTACCCATTCAGTTCTATTCCATTGATACATCTGTCCTTGTAAATAATACAATGTTTCACCAGTGGCAGTACTACTGAAATTTTCACTAACTAAAAAATAACTTCCTGTAGCATATATAGTAGGTAAATGTTCATACATACCTATATAATTTGAATCAAAACTATCTGAATAAAATTTACGTTTAATTCGGGTAAAAGTTATTTTACTCGCTCCCGATGAATCCGTGGCTTTAACTCTGAATATAGTATATCCAGTGGAAACGAAATAATCTGAAGTAGGTTGTATAGTTATACTAGATGCAGTAGAACCGAAAGCAGTCCACGTACTAGTATTGTCATTATAATAATCCCAATAATAGGTTACACCAATCATTGATGTAACGGCTTTCAACGTTACAGTACTCGGTGATACGGTATTACCGTCACTATATATGAAGTTTTCAGTCCCTGTGATAGTTAACGTATCGTTATCTACATCATTAGTTTTATATTTAATTGTCAAAGAACCACTTAACGAACCGTCGTAAGTTAAATTAGTTGTTGTGATTGTACCTGTTAAATCGGTACTCAATAATGTATCGAAAGTAATAATATCTAAAGGGTCTAACAACACATTCCCTCTATAAGTTACTTCAACACTATTTCTTGTTTTTAAATAATCTTCTAATGTAGTCATTACCAAATTAGCTTGATTGCTACTTTCGATAAAAACGTTAGATATACTACAAATATCACCTGTGCCATTCAATTCTTTAGTTACAGGAACAATAACATCTGTATCACCTGTATTGATTGCTATACTAATTGAACTAGCTAAAGTTGATTTACTGTAAGTAGGGTCTTCGTCAATATCGTCAAGAGTGAGATGAAAATCAACAGTTCCTGTTTCCCTAGGTACAGTATCTATGTGTAAGTAGCCATCTCTATCTATATACATTTCTTGACTTGATGCATACGCTACCGATTGAATGGTTTCTTTAATTGTTAAATCAGTAGATTGAGCAGAAGTTAAACTTAAATCATCCTTATCGGAATATATTGCCTTAGGTATACCATCGTCATCCAAAGGATAAGAACTTAAAAGTAAAGCATCATGAATTATAGAATATCTACTATGACTACCTGTAGGGTCATTGTTATATTCGGTATTTAAAAGAGATAATGCGTCTACGGCATCTATTGTACAACTAGTGTCATCATATGAAATTGACCCATTAGTATAAACTTCTCCACCTTTAATCCATTCGGTAGTTCCATCAGATAATTCTAAACCATAATTATATGTAAGTTTTACACCGTTTAAAATATCATTATAAACGGTATTAGGAGAATCGGGATTAAACAAACCGAGTGTGTTATCAATCTGTAAAGATACTGAAACTGTAGGTAATTCACCAGCGATTAAATCAGCAAATCTTGTTTCAGTAAATTTAAAAATATCATCGTCTTCGTAAACCAAAGGTGTACTAGTATTTAAAGTCACACTCATATGATAAGTAGGATTCACAGTATTGTTCATTATATTTTTAAATTCGGTACTAGCTGTTTCCATATGTCCTCTTACATTGTTTCTGTTGTATATTCAGTTGGATTACCTGTATCTATAAAATTACAAGTACAATCTATGTAATCTTTAGGCTTCTTCAATTCATCATCCATTGTAAAAATGGTAGCTGTTCTATCACTAGGATAAAATTCTCTTGTTTTAAACAATCCATATTCCATATCATAATATTTTATCCACACATAAAAACCATTTCCATAATCTGTACTAGTAGTGGAAAGTCTAACTTTACCTAATATTTTTGCCCATTCATCAGCTGGTAAATATGCCCATTTCATTGTTAACTTTGATAAATTTCTATTCATAACCAAAGATGTTTTCAATCGACCACTTGCACTACGACCACTGTTAACCAAAGTAGAAATAGTAACGCCCCCCGAGGCATAGCTCGGGTTAGGCATTATATAACCATTAGTGGCATCTCTTGCATCAGTTTGGTTAGTATATAAGATATAATAACCACTATAATTTATTTGCATTTAAAATCCTTTATTAAATTGAATACCTCGAGTAGAAGCAACTGTATTTTGATTACTGTTAATCTTCTTTCCGTCTAAGTATACCACTGTTTGACTGTTTTTGTTAGTACTCATTGCTGAAACAACTGCATCGTAAACACCTTTAGCTACCGATTCAACAATTTGGTCATTGTTCATTACAGCAGTGGTATTACCGACATTACCGACAAGTTCTGCCCCAGCTTCACGAGCAACAAACATTTGACCTTGACTTACAGCACCACCTTCAGCATATGTTGGTATAGTCATATACCAGCTACTAAAATCGGCATCAGCTATTTTACCAATGTGGACAAATGGTATTTTATTTACCAATGAAATTATGCCATTTACACCAGCAATAACCATATTAGCTAAACCTTCGGCTAACGAAACACCCATATTGTGTCCTACTTTAAATAACATAGGCACCAATTTAATGACAGCTTTTATCAATGCCATAAACACTTTAGGAACAGCTTTAACTAACGCCATTATGATATCGGGTAACGCTACTACAATTGAATTAACAATACTAATAAGACCATTGATAATAGCATTGATAGTAGAGTCACTAGTCAACATGTCAACTAAAGATGTAATTAAATTAGGTATTTCAGCTAATATATCGGGTAAAGCATCTATAACACCTTGCATCAAATCACCTAAACCAGCCATTACTGATTTCATTATTGTAGGTAATTTTTTTGTAAATTTAAGTGCTGTACCATCAGACATATATTGCATTATGCTTAATATTGTACCAGCTTGGGGAAAACCTAATGCTGTGCCTACGCTACTAAGAGCACTAACTCCTACATCTGTTCCTAAATCTTTTTGGTCATTAGTTATACCTCCATCGGTACCTGTTTCATCCCAAATAGTTTGGTTGTCTGTGTAACTAGTAAAAGCTTCGGTACTAATAATACCTAAAGATTGTACTAGGGCTTCGCTAACTTTAACAAACAATTTACCTAAGGTTGATTTTTCCAATTCATTTTTGATACTTATGAATTTGTTTTTGATTTTAGTAAACGTACCTTTGACGTCTAATAAACTTTTCCCTAGATTAATGACAGGTAAAACTATATTTTTATATAATTTAGTATCAGCTAAACTACTTGTGAAATTATCTACAGAACTAGTCAATGTTTTGGTAAAACTTGATGTTTTTTTAGTAACATTGTTTAAATTTTTGCTTAAAGTTTTAAAAGTTTTACTATTACTAATTGATTTTAAATTTTTCGTAATTAATTTAGTTATATTATCTGTAACTCTATCTATATTAGCTGTTAAAGCACTAGGTTCTTTGGCTACCGATGGGGTGGTCATAGTAGGAGCGTTAGGAACATTTATACCATTAGCAAACATCGGAATACCTAAAGTCTTAGCTTGCCTTTTGTTGACAACAGATACTCCACCTTGACCTAAATCACCTACAAGTTCTGCACCAGCTTCACCAGCTATGAATAATGAACCCTTAGTAGGAATACCACCGTTAGCAAATTTAGTAGGTGTATAAGTAGGTACGTTACCAGCTCCAATACTTGCTTTTACAGGAACAGGGTCATCGTCGTCATCTTTAGTGCCTAATGCTAATATAAGTTCTTTGAATTTACCTGTGAAATAAGTTTTGGTATCTCCTAAAACCTCGTATAATTTTTTATTGATATCGTCTGATTTGGTTACTATAGTATCTGTCCAATCATCAGCTGTATCAATAATATTTTTACCTAAATCTTCAACATTTTTAGTAACAGGCGTAAAATCAATATCTTTAGTTTCATTGTTAGTACCATAAAAAGCATTATTCGTTGTAATTTCACTATTTTCAAGAACTTGACCACCGACATCACCGACAGCTTCACCTATATTAGAACCAACATTTATTATCCACTTTAATAATGGAAATTGTTTAAGTATTGATGCATTTATGATTTTAAAAGTAGCTTTAAACACTTCAAATACTTTGTTCAACAAAACAGGTAAATCATCAATTATAAATTTCGATGCTGTTTTCCAACCTGTCTTAATACCACTTACAATAGCATCACCTATCATATTATTAGTACTAATAAACAAATCGTTACCAGTCAAACCATTAGGTGTTAATAAATTCTTTTTATCTTGTTCTGATAATTCAGTATTTTCAAACAAGTGTTTTATTCGGGTAGTAATGTTAAGTTGAGCAGATAAATTATACACTAGCATACCAGCAACTATATTACCTGTTATAGCAAAACCAGCAAAACCTAATGCCACAGCACCGATGAAATCGGTTAATACTTGCTTTTTATCATCATTTGTACCTGTTACAAATTTATGTCCTAACTGAATTGTAGTAATAGCAGTTGCAATACCAGCAAGCAATCCCCATAAATTACCTACACTATCTAAAGTATCTTTTTCAACTACTGAACTAAATATACCATTGTTTCTAACGCCTTTAGTGCCTTTTAAAATACCCGAAATGTTAGACAAATTAGTAGCTAATTCAGATACCTTGACTAATACTTTATATGTCATAAATAATTTGAAAATTGTTTCGACAGCTTTAGCAAGACTACCATCTTGTATACTTTCTAACCATTTAGGTGCAACCAATTTAAGAAGAGGTTCAATATAATTATTTTTAAGGTTTATCATGATGTTTAACATAGAAGTAAATCCATTAACTATACCTGTAACAATTTGTGATATATCTTCCAAAATTGATTTATTTGTGTTTATATCAAATAAAGTCTTAAATGATTTAAAAGCGTTTTTCAATGCTTCGACAATAGGATTACCTAATTTTTTAACAAAATCAGTAAACTCGGTAACTTGTTTTTTAGCTAATTCGATATTAGCACTAAATGTTTTACTTGCCGATTGCATCATATTATCATAACCATTCATGGTTAAGTCGATAACCTTACTAGCTGAATCAGCAGAAGCAAAGAATCCCGATAAATCGATATCAGTAGTGGTGGTATCATCATTCATGATGTTTAATTCATCAATACCTGTAGTAGCAGTATCGATGTCTTTAGTATATTTTAATACTTTAGCTAAATTTGTAGCAAAAGTTTTTGAACTTTTACTTGCTGAATCCAAAGCATCAGAAACACCAGTTAAACTATTTCCTAGTTTATCTGTAATCTCGGGAAGTTCATAACCCCTAGCTTTTGCCCACGCATTTGCCATGTTGGTTAATTGCATTACTATACCAATAACAGTAGGTAAAATCTTCTCTAATACAGGTAAGAAACCATTACCGATAGTACGGATTAAAATATCAAATTGGTCTTTGAGAACACGCAACATATTAGCTGGTTGACTTAGCGTACGAGCCATATCACCTTGAGCGTTAGTTGTCTGATTCATGATAGTAACATAACGTAACTGAATCTTTTCTTGTTCCGTCATAGCTTCGATACTTTTGGTAATACCTAAAGTACGAGCAGTTTCTTTCAAGTTATTTTCGGTAATAGCAATACCGATTGCACGCAACGGCTTAGCTTGTCCAACTAAACCAGCTTGCAATTTGTCCATAGCATCTTCAACTTTAATGTTATATAAAGATGCAATATCATAACCTAACTTAGTAAAGTTTTCAGATAAGATTAACGATTTATCACTGGATAATCCTAAGGATTCAGCTACTTGATAAAACAAACCTTGAGTTTTAATCAATGTAGATTCGTTAAGATATAACGAAGTAGCTAATTGATTTGTAAACTCTTTAGCTTTAAAGGTGTTTTCACCTAATGCAACCATGAATAAGTTTAAACCTTCGACATAATCCATTGATGCCTGTACAGCACCACTCATACTCTCGATGGCTCTTTTAGTTGCTAATATAATAAAGGCTACTTCTGAAATCTTACGAACCAATTTCCATAATGAAAATGATGCGTTACCAGTAGCTCTATATATGTCGTATACTTTCTTTAAAAATCCGTCAGTTGATTTAGCAGTAGTATTAAATGATTTACCGACAGCTCCTACACTATTTGTAATACCGTTAGTGCTAGTTGCCATATTCTTCTGAAATTTGCTCACAGCTTCGGTTGATTTACTCATAGCTGTTTTAGTAGAAGTAGCACTTTTACTTATTGATTCAAAAGCACTATTAACTCCAGTTGAACTCTTTTTTATTTCGTTAAATGTATTCGTTAATGATGATAAATCACTTTGAAAACTTTTAGTTTTAGCACTTACTGAATCAAAACTACTCGTTAATTTATTTAAACTAGTAACAAGATTATCTATTGCTTTAATAGATGGGTCAACTGATGCTACAATTTTAAACGAAATATCATTAATATCCATAATTCCTCCCTATATATAACAATAGACGATGCTTTCACACCGTCTACTTTTTAAATTTCTTATTTATATTTTTGCTTAATGCAAAAAATTGAGTATATTGTGCGTTCAATCTATCTTCATCACTACCCATTTTCTTAAAACTAAATGGTTGTTTAGGATAACCGTTTTTACCACTTGATTTAGAAAAAGCATTTGAAATAACTGATGCAAACGCTGTTTCACAATACACACCTATTAACCATGAATTATAATCGATATTTCGACTTTTTAATTCGCTAACACGTTCGGAAGCCTTAATATATGATAATAAATAAATAGGGTCTGAATCCCAAAATTCATTAGAAGGCATACCTATTGAAATAGCTAACGGATAAAGTTCTTGCTCAAAATAATCTGTAACTCTCAAATACTTAGGCGTATCTTTTTTATCAGATACACCTTTATTATCGGAGTCTAAAGTTTGAGTTTCTTCAGACCTGCTCCAGTGGGGTTTACGGCATCTTTTAACAACGTTACACAAGCTGTAACAACTGAATCATTATCGTACACACCCGAAATATCTGTCACAATATTATCCATATCCACAGGCTTAATTGAAGTTTGATTATGAACTAAGCCAGCATAAAGTAATGCATTGGTATATTCAATAAATGAAGTAGCAGTATCGCCAACGTGTGCGTTTGCAAACAATGACACCCCAAAATCTTTTTCACCTCTAATTAAATCTCTACGAGTATATTCAATAATATACTTTTTACCACTCAACCCTTCTAATTCTACTTGTTTACTCATTTAATTTCTCCTTAAACTATATCTTCCCAAAGTAACTCTGTACTTGGAATAATTGACAATGTACCAGTAAGCGGGGTATCTACATCAGCTGAACTATTATATACTTGAGATACTGTACCTTCAAAGTAACAACGTTTTGCTAATGGTGCTGGAAATTCTACACACCATTCTTGAGTGGCTGTTTTTTGAGCTGTCATAGCAGTTTCAACAGCTGTAAGAATTTCTTTAGTGAAATTGCAAGGGAAATCCAAATTTCCACCGTTATCGGTTAATCCAGCAATATATACTTTTTGAGTGTTACTCAAATCAGTAACATTGTGCGTACTAGGTGTTGAACCTAATGCTGGAATACCTGTTATGTTAGGCAAATACGTATATGTAGGTATTACTTCATCTACACGAGCTGTAGCATATCCTAGTTTAACACCAACTGTAATCTGTACCATATAATTCTCTCCTTAACGATACGTGATATCGTTATTTAAATCTAAAATTGTTTCATATCTAACTGTAATTCTACCAACTGATAAATCATTACCTTCTAATTGTGAAAATACAGTTACTCTTTTAAATCCGAATTGTGCAATCAATATAGTATCTATTTTACTAGCTATCTTCTCACACACACTTAACCCTGTACTCATTATACCACTAAACATGCTATCTGTTGAGTATATATCTAACTGATATGACACTTTCGAATGAGTTTCTTTATTATTCAACCATTTATATGAAGTATTATTTATTTCAGTAACAACAATACTAGGATAAGTAATTGTACTTTTATTATAACCATTTACTATTCGAGGGAAATCATAACTGTCGTATGTTTGAGCTTTTAACAAAGTTACTATATCATCGACTAAACTTTTCATTTAACATATCCCCCACCATATTCGGTAATAAATCTTCCAAACTCATCGAAGCCTTATATACAGGAGCTAAAGAATCCATACCTATAGAATGATATTCTATATCATCTTTTCGATAAACCCATCCTTCTTCGCCATGACCATTTACATCATATTCCCAACCAACTTCATTCAATACCGAAGTGGCTACATAAGGCAGAGTCAAACCTACAATACCTGTACCAAATTCAATATAAGCAACTTGACTCCCTACAAAGCTAACTCTACTAAAATCAACCATTGTCGTTACAGTCACATTACCGATATCATTTCCATCGATACTCGCAACATTAGGTAAATTAGCGTTAATTAAATCAGCACCTTTTTGGGCGAGAGCATCAGTTATTTCATGTTTATTTATCAAAACTAATGTTATCTTATCCAAATCACCGATAATAGATTCAATGCCTTCTTTGCCTAATGTTACTGTTTTCAAATTACACACCTCTCTAATATAACTGTAGTTGAATTAGGTGTATTTTTAACCCCTTTAACAATATAATCAGCATCTTTCGCTGTAGCAATTTCGTTTACATTATGTTCTTCAAATTTATTGTAGTCGACATCAACATAAAATTTGTCGCCTATTTGGAAATTGAAATCACCTCCTACCATGGTGGAAAAAATAAGTGTACCTTTCTTTATTTCACCGAGGACATCGCTTACCCATGAAGAAGTCACGGGCATAGGATTCATTAACATTTCAACAGGTTCACTGTAAACAGCTATCCCTTCATCAGTTAAAGTTCTTTTAGCATAATTAACTAATCTACTATTGATAAATAATGTTCTCAACTTAACCTTGCCTTCGGAACGATTTTATTGATTAATGAAATAGGATATTCACCTGTTTCATATGTTCTATTTAATCCATTCTCATCATGACTTGATTCACCTTCAGCACCACTTCTATTATACGAAACTAGTGCCATTGATACAGCTAGTCTTTTATAACGAGCTTCTATCACAGGTTCATCATCGGTAGGAACATAATCCCGAATACCATTGATAACTTCAACTGCACCATTTAAATAATCAGTGAGTAAAGCATCATTTGTTGATTCGTCACAACGTAATCTTAATTTTAAACTTGCAAGTAATTCATCCATTTTATTTCCAATGGAGTGACCGAAGTTAATCAGTCACTCCTTCATACTTAACGCACGTTCGTGATAAATGAAGCAATTGGAATATTTTTAGATTCGTAGCTCATTTCCCAGTTAGCACTTGTACCTAATTGAGCATCGGTAGGTGATTCCTTAGCAATGTTACTAGCTTTAAAACTGAAACCGTAAGGGTGAATCAATCTGCCCCATTTGTTAAAGAGCATTTCTACGCCACCAGTGGTAATAGGGTCATAGTCAACATAGTTAGGTGTTTTACGAGCGATAGGACAAGTAATGAATGCACCAGTACCCATAAGATAAGTATGATACTCAAGTTTACCAGTCGTAGCATTAAGAGTAACTGTCATAGTATCATCTTCGATAATAGGCAAACCAGCGAACTCATGAATGATAGGACTACCAGTCATTGCTTTATACTTAATCGTTACATCATTTGCCAAACCTTGTTTAGCCAAATCATTAGCGACTGAACTATGCATGAACCATACCTTAAACTCATCTTTATGGTCACCGAGGGCTTTTTGCATAGCATCCATAGCTACTTCAGTAGTTAATTTGTTACTAGTAGTTACGTCTGTATCAGCAGTAGTTACAGCAATATTAGTTACATGAGAACTGAACTCACTTACACCTTCAATGGCAGAAAGAATACTTAAAGCACTTGATTGGTTACATTTAGCTTGATATTTACCAATACTACGTGCAACATTTGCTAAGTCATTAGAGTGAGTAACTTCAATAGTGAAATCTTGTTCTTTCCACGCTTTCATTCTCAAATAACCCATGACACTCATTTTCTTACCACTAGTGGTAACAGGGTTGTTATCTGTTCCACCATCATCATTGAGTGCTTCCCCAGCAAAAGCAGTGTAGTAAGGAATAGTCGTTACTGTACTCTTTTCATTGAGTGAACTGGAAATTTCTTTTGATGCTGGTCTAAATACTTGACTATCAATCAATAAACTATTGATTGGGTCGGGTTCGTTTGTATATCCTGTAAATACTTCGGCATCAAAATTAAATCCACCGAATGTTCCTGTCATTGCCATATAATTCTCCTATTAAATACGTGCTGAAGAAATATTTTTCATTTCAGCATTATACGTAGCTAAGTCACTCTTTTTTAAATCCAACCGTTCTTGGAATGTCATTTCTTTAAAAGATTTGGCAGTTTTAGTACTTCCTTGAGGTGTTGGCATATTATGTAACGTAGCTTTATTTTCTGTCTTCAATGCATTAGTTAATGCTTTCTTGAAGGCATCAGCTACCTTTTGAGTAGCACTCATTGTTTTTTCTTTATCTACTGTGGCTGTCACTTCAACTATATTAGCAATATCTTCGGCAGACATCCCAGCATCCCTCAAAACCTCTTTTGCTTCCAATTGGTTTGAATGGAGTGTAATCTCGTCAAGTCTTGCAGTTAATAATTCAGTAGCCGTCTGTGCACCTTTTTGAGAAGCTGTTTTACTAGCCTTTGTACGTTCTTGGTCAATTTTCTTATTAATCATTGTTTTCAGATTATCGGGAAGGTCATCCAATGTTTGTACATTATCAAAAGGTTTCTTTGTTTCCACAACTGGTTCTTCAACTGTTTCTACAATTGTTTCTTCTGTATTTTCCATATTATCTCCTTAGTCTGTTTAAATATCCCTACGTGAGTTATATTTAAATATCCTTATCTTTATTATACACTACTATTCTCAAAAATTAAGTCTATCTATCAACTTTAGTTTCATTTAATGGATTATTTTTTGTGTCATTAGGTGTTACAACCTCTTCGGGATGGTCTGCGTAGTACGCTTGTCCACGTTTAACTTTCTCATCGGGTTCAGTTGTTAAACCAACTAATTCCAATGCATCTACAGGGTCAAATATCTTAGTGTTATTCAATATAGCAAGAGCATTAGCTTTAACTAAAATCGAATCGGTAAGGTTTCTTGTAAACTTAATATCAATTTGACTACTTTTTAAATTAATATCATCAGTACCATTAATTTCGAGTATTTTAAGAATTAATTTTAAAGTAGCTCGTTCACTACGTCTAAAAGATGTTTCTTTAATCCTAGCAACTGATTCAAGTCTGTCAAAACCATCACGTAAAAATACAGCGTCGCCTGTATCACCACTATTACTTCCACTATCTACAGATGGCAAACCAACTAAAATTCTCATTTGGTCAATTAAGAAATTACGTAAATTTTCAACAGATTCAGCATCAGCCATTTGACTAATATACTTGATATCCGATGGGGCGTCTTTTAGAGAAGGAAAACTAATAATTTTATTACTAGTAAGTTCTTCATTAGTTACATCTTTTAAATCAACATTAATACCAACTAATAATGAATTAACAAAACCATCTAAATCATTTACACAATCACTACCTGTACGGTTGATAGCGTCAAGTAATGTCTTAACTATTTCCCAATCACCTAAACGCCATTTATTATTAGGATATTCAATAATAGGAATAATACCTAATGCATTTTTCCAACTACCTTTGAACTCTGTAGTATCTACACTTGCAAACACATAATCGTCTGTGACGTATTTATAAACCATATCTTTAGTGTATACAAGAAACACGTACTGTTGAGGTAAACCATCTACAATATCCATGGCATATCTTGTACACGCCATTACAGGTGGATTACCGATGTGTGTGGAATACACCACAAACGTATCTTGAGGAGGTAAAGTGACTAAACTAAAGGCTACTTCATCTTCTACACCATACACATCTGCAAATACACCTCTATACGCTGTACCACAGATAGAAGAATCAAACGCTAGGTTCAAATCATTAGAAAACTTCTCTTCCATCTCGGTTAAGTCATTTAATACAGATACTTGAGGAGCTACTTCTTCTTTACGATGTACATATCGAATTGGTTTACCGAATGTGTACCCTACGATAGCTTTACTAATCATCAATGCGTTATTAAATATTACTTTATTATCAATATCGGGACGTACTACTTTGACATCATCTAAAATATCTTGTCTACCTACTGCATATTGATTGAGATAATTTATTTCTATAATATTTTGACATTGAGTAAGCCATAATCCGTGCAATACAGTAGGTATAGATTTTTCATCTAATATTGGGGCTTCACTGTTATGAACATCTATCATACTTTTAGGTAAATGGTCAGTATATAAAACTTTTCTTCCTGTTAAATTATTCATTTTTTCTCCTGTTTAATTCATCTTCAATAGAAGATATTTTACCTTCTAAAACAAACGTACGCTCGATTACCGAATTGTGCTTATTTACACTCTTGGTAAGGCTATCTAATTTCTCATATATTACAGCCATCTGTACATCATGTTGTCTTTTCGATGCCGATACTGTAGCTAAACCAGCTGTAATCCCACTTATCAATGCTACTGTTATTGATGTATAATCCATTATATACCTATGTCCTTACGGTCAATGAAATTAATCTTATTCATTTTACCAAATCTTAATAAAGTTGCCAATCCAGCACAACTATCGGGTGCATCATCGTGTTTGTTTTTTCCTGTTTGTGTATAACTACATAAATCGTTTAAATATTTATTGTACGAACTGTCCTTCTTTATTAACGAAGCGTCCTTAAAATAGAAATTTAAAATATCGGGAGAGTATTGAATAATTCTCGACATTTTACTCATATTAGTAGGTGCACGTTTTGTTGTTATATTACAATGATATCCTTGTCCTCTTACCATATCAGCAACATCTCTGCTGTAAAAATCACCACCATTATTAGCTTCAAATGTTCCCCTACGACATTTATTAGCTACAATTTTACCTGTAACAACAGGCTCGGTAGTCTTGTAATCCCCTTTCATATATACTAAATCTTCTATATAAACATCTTCACCATAAACATACCCGATAGGCATTGCCAACCAGTCTGCACCACCAAAGGCGACATCGACCCAAAAGAAAATATCATCGGGTTCATCTTGAGGTAAAGTAAGATATCTTTTAAGTTCGGGAAATAATAATCCTTCACGTTCGATAGGCTGTTGCTGGAAAATACACTTCCATGATACAGGGTCTAATGAACTCTCCATATCAGCGTAGTATGCATTATTAAAACCTACATTAAAATCATATATAAAATTAGAGTTCCCTTCGTCATCTAATGCTTTCATTTTTCTGAATTTTGCTCGAGGGTCGTTTTCGTATTTCGTTTCGATATGACCGATAGGGTCATGAATTGACCAACGAGTACCAATGACCAATAATTTACAGCCATCTTTCTTACGTTGGAATAAGTCAGAACTAACTTTGTTCCATAGTGTTTCCATTCGGACAGGATTCAATGCTTCCTCGATACCACTTACAAGGTCATCCAAATAAAGCAATTGTCTTGCTTCGGTTGCACCTGTTACAGAACCATCGATAGAACGGAATGTAAGTGATTTGTATCGACTCTTATTCTGTAAGTCTAATGTTAATTCTTTTGCACTTGTATCGGCAATGGTGGCGTACGGAAATATTTCAGTATAGGTATATTCAAAGTCACTAACGAATCCCTTACAACCTTCGTAGAATGATTTTACTAATGAACTTGAATAACCCGATGCTAATATCGGTTGTTCGGGATGACAGCCAGCTAACCAACACATGTAAAGTAGTCCTATGGTCGTCTTACCGACACGTGGGGGCATTGACAGCCCATAGACGTCCAATTTATCGTCAGCAAGGTCTTGTAAATCCTGTACAACAGGCTCAAGGATTCTTCTCCGAGGTTCATAGAACCTTTCTTTAGGTTCTCTGTTCCATTCCATGGCGACCAAAAAGTCTTCAAAGTATTTTCTTGCCCGAAATGTGTATGCGTTACGTAATACCGATACAGCTCGTTTTAAAGTCACCTTATTGGTAATGAGAGAAAGATTTTTTCTTGTAAGTAAATCAATTATTTCTTTAGCGTACTCGTATGAACGTGGGGCGTCGGAAACCCTCACTAACATGTCTAATTTATCCATTTTCATGTCAATAGGCATATCATACGTACGTAATTGTTCAAGTAGTATTTCTTCGTTTGTCAATCTATTTCTCCTTTAATTATTATAGCGTAACAATTGCGAAATGTTAACATAAGTGTTATAGTATGAGCACGTTTACTCCTTAATCTGCCTGTTTCACCACAGGTAGGTTTTTTTATGCTTTTTATTTGGACTTTATGTAGACTATGCTAAATATTTTTTTGGGGGTACTAAGACCCTTGACACGGCTGTTGAGTGATACTCAATAAAGGGGTTGCCACTAGCAACTATCGCATGTACAACTGTTTAAAATTAAACTGTTATAAATGATAACTGTTATAAAACATAACTGTTATAAATGATAACAATTTAAAATTGAACTGTTATAAAACATAACAATTTAAAATTAAACTATTGTATACACAATTGAATAATGGTTCATATGAATGAGTATTCAATTGAATAACGGTTCATATGAATAGATAATCAATTGAATTTTAGCCTTAATAAGTGGCACTCAATAGTGGAATCAAGCTCCATTATAGATATCGATAAATTTATATCGGTTTCACGAGGAAGCCCTATACGCCCTCCATTTTACATGAACCTACGATTATACCTTTTTACCATTCGTAACAAGCACAGAGCCAATGCTTATTATTTTCCACTTTTTAACTGTTTGTTAATGAGTGGCACTATTGTTATAATGAAAAAAGATTGAAAAAAGTAGTTGACACTATTATAACATAGTGATATTGTACTTATACAATATTAATTATTAGATATTCGATAATGAACATCGAAGGAAAAAAAAAAAATGGATTTAAAAAGTTATCAAAAAATCGTTCATAGCGATTTGACAACACGTGAAAAGTTATTACTAGTTATTAGTAATAGTGACAGCCATATAATGAAAGACGTTTCATTGAATCGCATCAACTTTTTTGAGCGTGACTTATTTATGAGTTTTACACTTGAATTTATTGACAGTAAACATGTTGACTTACTAGTTGAAAGTATCAAGTATAACGCTTATATGCACTGTTGTACATATGTCACTAGTGATTATTGTGATGGTATAAGTGTTAGATTTGTAACGGATAATATGGACACTATCAGCGTATTTTTTTCAATCAAAAAAGGACTTATAAAATGAAAAAAGAAGCAACGTTTATCACTAAATTAAACCAACATGTTACAGTTAAGCAATACACTAGCCGAACGGGCGTGCATACTTACTATTTTTTGACAGATGAGGGCGTTTTTTGCCCCACATCTTTACGCCACTTGTCGCAATGGTTGAGTGAGATATATCTACCGTTACCGAGTGACTCGGAATATCACTTTCTCAATTGCTTTACAGTTCACAAAAGCTACTATTCAGTGAAAACGTTCATAAATCGTTCATTCTATAATGATATTAGTTTTAGAGCGTTCGATAGTGCTTTCAGAGATTGTGTTCAAGTTGGCGTTTATACACACGCCCAGCATAAGCAATTGGGCTTATGTGACCATGATTTACTTGATTTGAACTCAATAGAGGGCGTCAATTTTTATGAGTTTATGAAACAGTATATAAAGTACTGTTTCGCGCAATTAGACGCATGTTAACACTGATATTATTCATACTGTTTATTATCGTGTTATTTAGTTAATCGTTCGTAAAAGTCCACGTCTTCACGGCGTGGCAATAAGGAAAAAATGGAATACGAAATTAATTACTTACAATGTATCAATTTAAGATACAAGAGTTTCTACAAAAAAGCTCAAATAGCTACTTTTAAGGACGGCACGAAAGTGCTACACAGTTACAGTACAGACGTAGCATATATTGACAACAAGGGCACGTTGCACAGATTGTGGAATGGTGAAAGTGCTACTAGTCTTAGACACGTTGACGAATTTACGTTACAGTTTATGAACGTTCGTTCATATGCTAGTGGCGTTGATGGATGGCGTAAAATGAGTGTCGAAACATTGTCAAATGAGTACAAATGCGAGTTCACAGAAAACTATAAGACAACGCTATAAAAAGGATAAAAGAATGGAAAGAATAAGCAAAAAACAATTCATTGAATTAATTAAAAACGGCTATAAATTCAACTTTTTAAACGTTGATAAAATAGCTCATAAAGACTATTTACGCTTGATATCTGTTATACTAACAGATAGGGAAGGAGTAGCTTTTCAACTATCAGCAATTAACGTTATTATTCATTCAGAGTATTACACTTACAAGAACGATAATAAAGATATTATAATGAGTTCATTTAAGTACACTCGTTACTATAAGCATGAAAGTTACATAGTAGTTGACTTTACTAAAATGTCAAGTACAGTACTAATAAGTTTAAATAAATAAAGGAAGGAAACAATGGCAACAAGACAAGAAAACGCAAACGAATGGACAGTGATTGAAACAATGATTACGAAAGAGCAATTAATACAAGAAATTGGATATTTCTTTTCAAGTGATGATGAAGCAGAATTTTTACACTTTTTAAAAGAGGAAGGCTACAACGTCGACGAGGACGACGAGGACAGTCTGAAAGATTGGGATTGGTCAACGTATAAAAAAGAATAGCAGGTTAACCCTTGCCACACGGCAAGGGACTTTTTTTTTAGGCTTACAGGTAAATTTATCTGTAAGTCTTTTTTTTTGTTTAAGCTCTTCAATAAACGCCCTACAACACACACGAAAGTGTCGGATGTAAAATTATACCATTTTACATATAGTAACGCTTGTACCCCCTTTCTCGTGTTAGCTGAAAGGTGCGGGGTTTATCGTACTTATTACCGAGTGGGGGGCGAACACGTCTATAAATCGATATCAAGGACAATAGTACACGCTCATCAATAAAACGCTTGTAACAGCTCTTTAAACTGTCAATGTAAGATTATACCATTTTTACGTTGCTTGCGTTTCTATCCCCCTTGTCGTGTTAGCTGGTGCTGGTGCTGGATTGCTTGCAATAATCAACAGGGCTATTTTCCCACGATGTGAAATCCCACAATGTGGGAAGTTCTGCTGCCGTTTTCACATTGTGAAATTCCCACGATATGGGAAATCCCACAATACGGGAATTCCACAATGTGGGAAAACTTAATTGAGTCACAATTATTTACGTAAAAAAGTCGCACTTTTTACGTAAAAAAGTCCCACTCATTAGCCAAAAAAGTGCCACTCAATAAGGATTTATTGAAGGCACAAATATGTCTATAAATCTGCATAAATATGTTTTCAAATCTACATAAATATGTTTTTAAATCTACACACTTCCGAAGGTGTTTGATTGGCGTCTAATTTATGCATAAATATTGCATAAGATATGCATAAACACCTTTTATGATTGTACGTTCATTTAAACATTCATAAAGTTAATGTGAACAAAGTTCGTTTAATGTGAACAAAGTATCAGTTAATGTGAACGCAATCACATGAATAGCACTATTTGGGTAATTTATTGAGTATATCTTCATCATCTACCTCATTAATGTGACTAGTGGCATTTAAATTAACATTTGCAGTATTATTCAAACCCCAGTAATTAGTACTAAGAATAGTATATATATGGGCATTCACGTTACCATCCACTGCACCTTGTTCGGTTAATGCATGTATGAACGCACTAGCACTCTCGATAAGTTCATAAAACGGACATGAATCTCTATTTCTCTGCCAATAATTAACTGTACGAATACTTACACCCAACCACGCACTCAATCCAGCAACAGTTAAAGGAATCCTTCTTGATACCATAAACTCAAAATACGCTCTAATTTCCTTTTCAAGTGCTTCTTTCGATGGGTATTTCCATGGTGTTCCCTTGTATGGACTATTCATAGTATGTGTCATTTGGTCTAAGTAGTCCTGTGGACTAGCTGAACCACTATACATGCCATTAGTAGGAGCTGGACGTACTTCACCATCACCGATTGCATCTTTAAGATGTATGGCACCCATAACTTTACTATTTGGAGTAATAGGTAATCCTTGCGCTACAGCTTCTCTAATTTCCTTTTCATGTTTAATTGCTCCACCGCCACCTTTGGGATTACGTTTTGTTTTTTTATTTGTTCCTATCTTTACTAAACCGTCACTTCTTAGCTCTTTCATTGCACATATCCTTTTTATCTGTACTAATATGTACAGATTATCTGTATTTTATTAATTCCTATCTACATATACAATAATACTTCATATCACTTCAAAAAACAAGTATCCGTACAAATGAACACATAAAATCGCTCCACTCCTTATACAACTCGCTAAAAAAACGTTTTATTTTTGTTTAATCAACTGTTATATACTATTTATCTATATTTATCTGTACAAGTGTACTAAAGTAATATAATAGTTAAATAAAGACTCTAATTAACGATTTTGACGGTACAGATATCGTACTCATACCCTATTTTTGTACAGTTGTATGCACCAACTCTTCTTTTCATTTACCAATATTCTACAATTATGTGTATTATCTTTTTTTCACAAAAAAAAGTCATTTTTGACGTTTTATACTATTTATAGTGTACAATTGAAAATAACACCTACATATTGTAATTCCATAAACATTTATAACATTATACTTGACTATTATAATGATAAATCCTATACTTCAATTACAAGGAGCAAAAATGCTAAAGAAAGATATGCGTAAGACAAGAATAACTTTTCTTGTTACCGAAGCCGAGAACGACAAGATTAAGGAATTAGCACGTGACAATAATATGGTAGTGTCTGATTTAATTAGGGAAACAGTATTATATGGATTGAAAAATGAAAGAAAGTAGACAATACAGACTTACTGTTAAATTGATAACATTGAAAAATGATGCTAAACATGAAGGTATGACAATATCCGATTATGTGAGGGTTAAGCTATTTTATGAAAAGGACTGAACGAATCACAGTTTGCATAACTAAAGAAGAACAGGATGTCCTTCGCTTAAGAGCAGAATATCTTAAAACGAGCATATCGAATTATGTTAGATACAAGACAATGAGTAGTGAACCACATGGTAAATGTAGTAAAATACCATTGAAGGGCAGAACTGAACAACTTGTTTTCAATGTGACGCCCGAAGAGAAAAACATAATCCAACAGTATGCTGAAAGTTGTGGAGCTAACGTGTCCGACTATGTACGGATGCAAGCAATCGGTAGGATAGGAAATCATGAAATAGTGATTCATCGAATGAAGGCAAGTGAGATACGAGCTAAAAGAGGTATAAATAATGAAAATGAGTGGATTTAAGGAAGCAAGTCAAAAGTCTAATGCGACAAGTTTTACTTTCTTTAATGACAGAATAGGGGAGTTTCAAACATTCTCTACAGACCACAGTTCGGATACTATGATACTTGTAGGTACAGGCAAAATGACGATTAAACAAATTAAAAATGGTTTTAAACAAGCTACTGGAAGAGATGTCTGTTAAAACATTATAAAAAAGATTATAAAAAGTAGTTGACACGATTATACCTTAGTGATAAGGTATTCATATCAAGGAGCAATAAATGATTGACATGAACGAAGCACAAAGAGAAAGAGTTTTGACAGCTATTGATGCTTTAACAGATAACCAAATCGGTAGAAGTGGAGCAATATGTGTTGTATCACAACTTGAAGATTTAAGACCTCATACAGGAATGTACATACTTGCAAACAAGAGTACATCGATTAAGGAAATCGTGCACGAAGGTTTTTTACCGACAATGCACAAAAGAGAGGGACACTTCATGTTCCACTTTGACAATGTAAACATTGAATTAGTATAGATTATTTATTAGTGGCTCGAATGTTCGAGCTACTGAACAAATAATTTATGTAGGAGTAAATATGAAACAGTATTTAATAATGACGAACACAGACACAATGATTTCCACAACGTTATTGGATGATTGTGGTATCAAATTCAACGGTTACAAAACGGTAACATATCAGTTACCAGCAGAACACATCGTAGGTGCAGTACCTTATGCTAGAAGAAGACGTACAACAGTCGAAGCTGTAGAGGTTGAATTTGAGGTAGAGTTAGATGTACCTACAGTACAACACTTTTTTCCTTGCGTCACAGACATCGTAATCGATGTTGTGAGTGCGTTCGATAGATGTCTTAAATTTTACTGTAAAGACATCACGATGGATGAATATGAAGAAGACTACGACAAAGCTATAACGGTTGCCATCCCTTCATACATGAGGGAAAACGTCGCTACTACATTGGCGAACTGTTGGATTGATAAAGTGTATATGGACACATTAAGAATATGTGAGTATTCAAAATGTAACGGATATACTATCGATGATGGGTGCGAACCTCTTTTCTGTTTCGCAAATAAGGTGAAGTAATATGATATCTTACATTGTTGAATTGAGCGAAACACACATCACATCCGATATGTGCAAAAAATATGGTTGGAAAAACAACGGCTATAAAATGATTGAGTGTATGGAATCTACAGGGCTTAATGGTATAGAAGTCGTAGAGATAGAATCCGATAAGGTAATAGATGAACAGATACTTGGCAATAAATTTGACATTTTGTTAACTGATGCTGAATTAGTAGAATTTAGATATTTATGTGTACATACGGTTAATGGCTTGAACAAAATGAAACTGTTAATGATGAAGGTTCCTCCATTCATGAGTAACAAAGATGCCCGAAAAATTGTTGATACTTGGACAAGGAAAATATATGATGAAGAATATTTAATATTCACATATAATTTCTTAAATTCAGCTGTTAATTTTCACAACTTAGATGACTTTTATGAAGTCGCCAAAAGGATAACCAATGGACTTTAAAAAACTAGAATGGAATAAAAATTGTAGCACAAATATATTTTTGGAACTACCGTTTAATTTAGAGATAGTGATTGTAAACAAAATTAATCATTATGAATGGCAATTAAGCAATGGATACAATGTTATATCTCATGGAACAGCTAACTTATTGAAAACAGCACAACAGAGAAGTGAGATTGCTTATCAAAAGTATATCATCAGTAACATTAAAAAGGTTAAGCCTTACACGCTTACGCCTTTATCGGGTGTAGGTGACCTGTTCACTCTACGTGATTTTGTGAACGATTGCTTAGATGACTGTATCAGTAATGATGATGGTTTCGGCTACTACGCTACCGAAACAGAGGTGACGAACATACCAGCCATCCCTTCCGATATATTAGATGAGATAGTGGACACTCGGTGGACACATGTTGAATGGTACAACAAATAAGGAGTAAATAATGATTCAATTTATAACAAATAATGGGGCAACACCTCATGTATCTCAAAAATTTTGCCACAAATATGGTGTTAAAACTGGTGAACTGTATTATATCACGTATGGCAATCCTTTCGATACAGGTGTTACAACGGTATTAGCATTAATAATTAGTGTTAAAGAGCCTTTAAAACCCCTAGATTTATTAGGTGAGCACGATGCTTGCGATGTAATGTACTATGGAGTAGCTATTACTAAGAGATTAGCATATCCTCACACTTATTTAGTGGTAGCGTTCAAGATGGATTACTCATTTAACAATACAATCATTATTGTTCCACCTAATATGTCTTTGCAAGCATTACAGGTAATCGTACATCGATGGAAAACTGATTACGTATGGGAATCATTGAACATTAGGTCAGCACACATAATGAGCACAACCGAAGATATTGGCGAATATACATTGAGTGATTTCACTCATTTATTGAGGAAAAAATGAAACAAGTACTATTAAATATGGCTACGAAACTAAGGTGCAAATTAAATCCCTATCAGCCCCCCACATCGGAAGTGTGGGAAAAGGTAAAAATGTATAATATGTTTGAATTTTCCAAACTTCTGCATAAATATTGTCGTACATCTAACAGATATCATATTCTTATGAAGAAGAGGGGAAATATGAATTTTTTCTTCGCTAGACTGAAAGAATGTAAATATAGTGACGATTACGCTCGTGCATGGCTCACATGGGGGGTGCTTAACGGCTACGATGCGTGTGAATACACTCTTACAAGTTTGAAGTATCCATTAACGAACAGCCACGTTATAACCATACTGAAGAGAGGTGGTGACGACTATGTGTTATGTAATGATTACCGATTGCATTGGGGATTTACTAGTGTTAAGCACATTTTGGTATACATGAGAATGTATGATAGATACACTAAAGAAGGTTTTATTTTTAGTAAAGGTATAGAGGTGACAATATGAAGGCAGATATAAACGTTATCAAATCGATACTTGAAGATGTACTTAAAGACAATAAAGAACGAGCTGTTTTGAAACTTAGTGAGATGGTAAAATCATTCGAGAACAGACAACTCGAAGAGGTTGATTTTACGTATCAAATAGCTGAACACAGTAAACAACCCGAAAAAGATTATGTATTTCTCACATTCATTGGCGATTTTTTCATGTTATATGCTAAAGAAAATAAAGGTGTGTATTCATATAATTTGGCATTAAGGTATCCGATGATTAGTAGTAAGCCAAACTATTATTTTGTCATGAAAGATGGTTACATTATCGATAAAAAAAGTACTGATTTGTTTTTTCTCGATTTGTATTATAATGAAATTTACAACATATTAATGTCATTTTTGAGAGTTAAAGGAGTAATAAAATGAAAACAGGTGTGATTATTGATTCAAGATTCGATGAAGTATTGGATACTATTGAAAGTAACGAAAAGGCTGGTACATATGTATTTTCATATGATATTACAGAAGATGAACATGGTACAATGACTACTGTCGACCCGTTCTACGCTAAATTGAGCTATGCAGAAAAATATCTACACAAAGCTAAACTATCGGAATGTAATCAGCGTATCAGACATATTAATTACAATGGTGAAAAGCCTGTAATTGAATAGCATATAATCATTGACAGTATTATAATAATCCTGTACAATGAAATCAAGGAGTAATAAATGAGTATAGGTTTCAAAGTAAATTTCAATAATTGGTTTACAGTGGCAACATCACCGAGTAATGACACAGTTAATGAATTTTGGCGTGTGACGTGTGTTACAGGTGAGGAGGGTATCGCCTTTTATGATTATTTCACTGAAGAACAAGCTATCGCAAAAGCTAGTGATATATGGCATAGATTCAGCGATATTGAGGTATACGTAAATAAATATAATGAAAAGGATGTAATATCAGTAGATTTAGATGGTAGTTTTAAGGTAAAACGCAATAAAGATATTTGGTATAATAATAATTATATAACTACACATAAGCATGTTATAGGTGACCTTATTAAGGTATGTAATCCCGATAGTAGTTATATGGAAGAAGCTATTTTCATTGCATATATTGAAAACAATGAATCACCTTTTCTTTGTGTACGTTCCGATAGTGATATGTATTACAAAGCAAATAAACATTTTTCCACTAGTATGTACAAATATGATTCTGAAACTGCCCAATATAAGCCTTATACCGAAGAGGATATGGACTTAAGTTGGATTGATAGTAACGTAGTTGAGATAAGCACAGGTAAGACATACACAATAGATGGTATACATAAAGTTGATGATGTTCCTTATGTTTATATCGATTATAGGTTTATTACATTAGAAAATTTTTGTGACAATTTTAGATGGGTTAGCACTAATTTAAATTGTGGAAGAATAAAGTAATAATGCTTGACATGATTATAATAATGTGGTAAGGTATTTGAGTAAGGTAAATATGTGATGTAGCTCAAAGGTAGAGCGTTTGTATATAACAGAAAGCTATTAAGAGGTTTAAATGATTTGCGAAAGATGTGGCAAAGTATTTGAAGAAGATTGGAGAAAAGACAAAAGAAAACAATGCCGTTTTTGTTCAGAAGAGTGTTCAAGAAAAAGAACTCAATCAGAAGAAACAAAAAAAAAGAATTGCCAATTGCCATAGAGAAATACATGCTAATTTGAGAAAACTAAAAGACCGTTAATCAAAATGTTGCTGGTTCGAGTCCAGCTATCACAGAGATTTGAGATAATAATTACGTTGCTAGTATGACGCTTGAGATTTATCGAAATATCAAAGAGTTAATAAGACTAGAGTCATTGCAGAGGGTATAGGTAAATTCGATTAAGTCCTAGAGAGTAAGCAATTCAACAAGAGAGCTGTAAAAACGGACAGCCAAACTGTATCGACATGAGTAATTATTTCCGTAAGTAGCAATTTAGTACAATGGTAGTACAACCGACACTATGTGAGTAAAAATGGTGAGAAAAAGGTTCGATTCCTTTAATTGTTAAACTACTCCTCGTATGAGGGTATTAGATTAATAGGTTCTGTCTTTTATTATTGTGTAGTATGATTGGTATTAATTGAAGGTTCAATTCCTTCACATACTGTAATTGATATTACTTTTTTAACTTGTAGAAAGTAATATGTAACCCATAAAGTATATGACAACTTGGAAAGACAAGTGTAGCAAGGTCGCTCAATGGTAGGGCATCGCTGGTCGAAAGTATGTAAATTCGATATTTACCCTTGCTATTTTTGACAACTTGGAAAGACGAGCAAATTTAAATAGGAAGTAATGCTAGTGAAAGAAATGTGTGGTTATTTTAAATATGGTAGGAAAACAATAGAATATAGACAGCTTATTGACACAGAATCAGAAGACGAGTGTTATAAAATATATGAAGAACGATTGAAAAATGGTAAATATTCTATTCCAACTGAAAAGTTTGAAAACTTAGTCCTCGATTACGAGCATTATGATTATGGCTATTTTAACACTGTAAATAAAAATGACCTTCGAGATGGGTCTCATATTAAGTTTAAAGACATCGATAAGTTTAGACGCGAAGAACTTGTATTTTCTCACATAGATAAAATGTATGAAAAAAATGGTAAAACGACATTTGACTTTTACTATAGAATGAGTGATTTTGACTTATCCAGCATTAGAGAGCAAGGCATTACTCTTGATGATATTATCATTAATAATAAGCCTAACAGTATGAAATATAACATTATAAATTAAAAGATAATTGGCAACTTGGAAAGACAAGTGTAGTGTAGTTGGAACAGTACGTGTGACTAACTGTGTGACGTATTATGATGGTTCGAATCCATCTTACACTAATTAGCATAGCATATTCTTTTGTATAGATAACGCCAATTATTTCATGCGATGGCAACTTGGAAAGACAAGTGTAGTGTGATAGCTTAATGGTAAAAGCGACGGTCTGATAAACCGAGGGTTGATGGTTCGATTCCATCTCATATTGAACAGAGTTAGTTGTACTGTTTTGGAAGGTGTAACCGATAAGGGAAAGCGATAAGACTTGACAGCTTGGAAAGACAAGCAAATAAGATAAGGATAGATTGAATGATTAAGAAATCTGACAGTGACAAAGTATTTAAAATACTAAAAGATAAATGTAGCAAATATGAAAATATTAATCCTCATTACATTTCAATTGATAATAAAGAAATCATTGTTTCTATAACGATTACAGACGGAAATAATGAATATCCGTTCGTTTATGATTCCAAAAATTATAAATATACAACTGTTAATAGCCTATCTATAAATGTATTTAAGTCGCTAAAGGAACTAATGAAATTTAGTAATGTTAAATTGATTAAGATATTACAACAGCACAGTAACTCAGCGGTTAGAGTGTTTGTCTTATAAACAAATGGCGAGTGGTTCAACTCCACTCTGTGCTAATCTACATTGTTTAAACAATGAAGATTTTGATAATCACAGCTCGGAAAGACGAGCAATTTAGCGACATAGTGTAGTGGTTACCACATTTGCTTGTCACGCAAGATAACACGAGTTCGATTCTCGTTGTCGCTGTAACTGCACCTCGTATGAGGGTAGTA